CACTTATACATTGCTATGAACTTCTCTGAAGTCAAACACTTCAAACTAATGTATTCTAAAATAGAAATTGTTCATGACATTGACAAACTCCAACATGATAGGGCTCGAGAATGTATTAAGAAGTATAAAGATCATTTGCCTCTAAGCAAATGTGGAATAGAAATAGGTTCATATTCAGATATTATTTCATCTGGCTCTGGTCTTGGCTCTTCATCGTCGTTTACAGTAGGACTTCTCAATGCAATTAGATCATATGGATCTGGTCCATTCAGTAAATATGAACTAGCTGAGGATGCTTGCGACATTGAGATCAATAGATGCGGCCATCCAATTGGTAAACAAGATCAATATGCAGCTGCATTTGGTGGGTTCAATGTTTTTAGTTTTGAAAAAGAACGAACAATAAACATTCCTTTAATTATTTCTTTTACAAATACTGTTCTAAAGTTAGAAAGAAATCTTTTAGTTATAAACACAAACTTAGTTAGAAATTCAGATGATATTTTAACATCTCAAGTAAACAATCTAACTACAAAACAGTATATTAATTATACAGATAATTTAGTTAAAAAAGCAGAGGAAAGTATATCATTGTTTGCTAAAGGTGACCTTGACTCAATAGGTGATTTACTTCATCAGACATGGCTAGTTAAAAAAATGTTGACTGATAATGTTACAACAAATTATATTGATTATTTGTACGATATTGGAATTAGGGAAGGAGCTTTGGGAGGTAAGTTGTTGGGTGCAGGAGGTGGGGGATATTTAATGTTTTACTTTGACAACTTTGAAAAGAAGATACATGCAGAAGGTAGATTCCATGAAATGGGCCATAAAGCTCTTCGTTTTGGTTTTTCTAACGAAGGAAGTACTGTGATGGCAAAGAAATGGAGTGCTGTATGAAATCTTCCGATTATTATGTCAATTACATGAAAGAAGTTAATGAGACTCTTTCTAAAATTAGTTACGAACAAATCAATAAAGCAACTGAACTTATTCACTGGGCAGCTCACAACAACTTTCCAATCTATGTGTTTGGTAATGGAGGATCAGCATCTTTATCAGAACATTTTTCATGTGATCATACTAAAGGGGTTAGGCATGATACAAGCCTTAGACCTAATGTCATTAGCTTATCCTCAAACATTCCTATGTTGACAGCAATAGCTAACGATTACAGTTACGATCAAGTGTTCTCCAAACAATTAGAGGCATTTAGGGACAATTGTGGATTAGCAATTGGAATATCAGCTAGTGGAAGCTCACCAAATGTTTGTTTAGGTTTGAGAAAAGCTGAAGAAAAAGGATTTCAAACTCTTGCTTTTGTAGGGTTTGATGGTGGAGCAATCATGGAATATAACCATGCAAATGATTTCGTTTATGTTCCATCATATAACTATGGAATTATAGAAGATTGTCACCAGATTGTCATGCATAGTATTGCACAATATCTAAGAACAGAATACAATAACAATAACACAGAGCTCAAACTATGAAAAATGTTATTATGTTTCCAAAGGAAAAGCTTGACTCTCCTCCACAATCATTAGATGATGTGCTAGAGAAGTTAGAGGACAATCAACGAGAAGCTGTTGAAGAGGCATTGGATCAAGTGATTCCAGGATTGATTGCTAGTTTAGCAAAGTATAATCTTTATATTAGTGATGAAAAAGACTTAGGAATGGTAGTCGAAGCAGTAAAAAGTGGAATTTACAGAACAATGAAGATAGACCATAACTTACAGGAGATTACTGATCAATTAATCAGGATTGTATAAAATGCTTATCCTTGACCTTAATCAAATTATGATTTCTAGCATTATTACTCAGCTAGGAAATCATACAAATACACCACTTGAAGAAGATTTAGTTCGTCATATGGTTCTCAATACAATTAGATCATTAAAGACTAAGTTTTCAGAATATGGAGAACTTGTGATAGCTTGTGATGATAAACAATATTGGAGAAGAGATTACTTTCCTCCATATAAAGGAAATAGAAAAAGAGATAGAGAAAAGTCTGACATAGATTGGTCTAGTTTGTTCAATGTTCTTAATAAGTTAAAGCAAGAACTTAAAGATCATTTTCCATACAGAGTTATTCAAGTGCAAGGAGCAGAAGCAGATGATGTTATTGCTGTTTTATGCTATAAGTATGGAGTATTTCTAAATAGTTCAAGTGCAGAGAAGATCATGATTCTCTCTGGTGACAAAGACTTTATTCAACTACAGAAATTTGCAAATGTATCTCAATATGATCCTGTTCACAAGAAAGTGATTACTGATAAGGATCCTGCTAATTACCTCTTTGAGTTAGTTCTCAGAGGAGATCGTGGAGATGGAATACCAAACGTCCTTTCTCCTGACAATTGTCTAATCGATGGATTACGACAAAAGCCTCTCACTGCAAAGAAAATTCAATATATTAAAGATAACTTTTCTATATCATATCCAGAACACTATTTGAGAAATAAAAATCTTATTGACTTTGATCACATTCCTGAGCATATTCACACTAGAGTAATTGATGAATACAGTGTTCAGAATGGCAAAGATAGATCTAAATTGTTTAACTATTTTGTTAACAATAAACTTAAAAACTTAATGGAACACATTAGTGAGTTTTAATATGGCTAGAAAATTAGGCATTTCAGAGATTATCAAATTAGCTTCAGAGCAAAAGACAGTACAAGAGAAGGTTAACACTCTTCATCAACATAATAATACTGTTCTTCAAATGATTCTTAAGTACACATACTGTCCTTCAATCAAGTTTAATTTACCTCAAGGAGCTCCTCCTTACAAAGAAAACGTGTTTGATGATTGTCAGCCTATGTTATATCAAGAAGCAAGAAGATTGTATTTGTTTTTAGAAGGTGGTAATAAGGATCTATCTCAACTTAAGAGAGAACAATTGTTTATAGGATTGTTGGAAAGTTTAGACAAAGAAGATGCTAAGTTATTATGTTCTATGAAAGATAAGAAATCACCATTCAAAGGAATCAATATTAAAGTTGTTAAGGAAGCATTTCCTGGTTTAATAGAGGAGAAGTAAGTTCATATGAGTAATAAAGATAAGAATCGTATTCGCGACTTTGAAGAAGAATCTAATGGCAAACATTATTACAAATATAAACAATCTACTAAAAGTCGCAAGATGTATCGGAACCTAGATAAGGTATTGAAGAAAAAATCTTTAAAAGAACTTGCTGAAATAGATTACGATGATTATCGATAAGGACAATCATGATTAATAAAATATTACAGGGAGTTGACAAATCATTAGCATACAAGTTAATGGGTTTGCACATCCTCATTATTGCAATAAGCAATTATATTGTTCAATTTAAGTTTGATTTTTATGGTCATCCAATTGCTTTAGCTGCTTTTACATTTCCTTTAGTGGTTGTTCTTACAGATCTAACTGTCAGAATGCTCGGAAAGGAAACAGGCAGAGCAGTGATTGGTCTAGCTTTTATTCCTGCTATTATAGTTTCTATGGCAGTTGTAAAGTTAGGAGGTGCTCCTGATTCAGTAGCATTTAGAATTGGATTGGGATCAGGAGTAGCTTACTTTGTCAGTAACATGTTAGATGTTTATGTGTTTCAATATCTTAGAGAAAAGTATTCAACGTGGTGGATTGCTCCAGCTTTGAGTTCTGTTGTAAGTACGTTCTTAGACACATATGCATTCTTTTTTACTGCATTTGCTTATGGAGCAAACGAGTTCATGGCAGCAAACTGGCATATTGTTGCTACAAACAACTCTATAAGTAAAATATTAATTAGTTTACTAGTAATCCTTCCTTCATATGGTCTACTTTTAAACTATCTTCAAAATAAAATTAATCAAAGGGGTGAACATGCTTAAGTGGCTTAGAGAATTATTTGGAGGTAAAGATACTGCATCAGTCCATCCTCCTCCTGAACTAGTGAAACCTCCTCAAACTATTGAGGTTGCTCCAGAACCTGTAAAAATTGAACCAAAGACTATTGTTTCTGAAGGAGAGCCTTGGCATAAGTTTCCCACATCTCCTCCTGAGCCTGAAAAACCTAAGAGGACTAGAGCTAAACCAAAACAAGATGGTGCTAAGAGTACAACTAAATCACCTCGTGTAAAGAAAAATGCCAACGTATAGTTTTAGAAACAAGGAAACTGGAGAAGAGTTTGATGAGATTATGTCTATCCACAAACTTGATCAGTTCAAAGCTGATAATCCACATTTAGAGCAACTTTTAGGTACTCCTCCAATAGGAGATCCTGTTAGATTGGGAATGAAAAAGCCAGATGATACGTTTAGAGATATCCTTAAACAAATAAAGAAGAATACTGATGGAAAACGTATCAAATCTACAATCAACACATGGTAAGTTTCAATTTGAATTATTTCGTGAGATAGATCTAAAAACAACTTATGAAAACGGTAAAAGGTTCTATACTACGCCAGAAGGAAACAAGTATAGATCTGTTACTACAGCATTATCACAACTAAACGCTGACAAGATCAAACAATGGAGAGAAAAGGTAGGAGAAGAGCAAGCTAACAAAGTCTCTGCTGCTTCTAGTTCGAGAGGAACTAAGTTTCATAAGTTGTGTGAAGATTATCTTCTAGGTAACAAAGTCGATTTCAAAGATGCAATCCAATTTAGGTATATGTTTAATCCTGTTAAGCAATATCTAGAACAGTATATGGATAAGATCTATGGAATAGAGTCTGCTCTTTATAGTGATACTCTTAAACTTGCAGGAAGATGTGATTTGATTGGTAGATTGCATGGTTTGCCTTGCATTATTGACTTTAAGACATCGACAAAGCCTAAGAGAGAAGAGTGGATCTCTAACTATTTTCTTCAGTGCACTGCATATGCTCAGATGGTTGCTGAGAGGCATAATTTGTTGTGTAAATGGGTTTGTGTGATTATTGCTGTTGAAGACCAAAGTGAGCCATTGCAAATATTCTATCGTCCTGTCAAGCATTACTATAAGGAACTCGTTGATTTTATTGAGAAAAATCCAGGTTGACTTATTTTTTGGTCATCTGTACAATGATCAAATCAATTGGAGAAACCTATGAATGCTACAAAGACACTAGAGAAGTTGCAGATCCCTACGAACCTGACTGTTCATCATGCTATTGCAAAGGCTGGTGAGTTGATTGATTGTACTGTTCATCCTTTGTCTAAGGCTAACAGTATCATCAAGGAGTTTGGTGGTGATCAGACTGAGAACGTTGTAGAGGCTCGTTTGCTTGCTAAGGCTCTTGTTGAGCAGGCTTTCTATGCTCGTGATAAGTTTGATACAATCAATGTTCTCAATGCAGTTCGTAAGGTTCAGCAAGTCTCGACTAAGATGCCTTATATCTATAGCACGTCAGAGGTTGTTGAGCAAGCTGCAAAGCCTAAGACAATCACGACAAAGAACAATGTCGTACGTGCTTCTAAGTCTAATAATGATAAGAAGGCTCGTGCTTTAGAGATCTATCAATCGTTAGAGCCTACTATGTCTGCTGCTGACAAGTCTAAGGTTATTGCTGAGAAGCTCGAGATCACGTTTGCTAATGCTTACTACTATGTTACTCGAGTGTTCAAGTGAAGTATAGGATCCGTTTTAACAAGGACTATGCAAACACTGATTTGTACTGGAGGGTAATTGATGATCTTGGTGATATGAAACTTGTCACAAATATTATCATCAATGTTCCCTCACATACAGACAGTTCTTATGAGTTTGATCAAACTAAACAGGTTTGGGAAACGAAGTGGAATGTTGTTTGTGATGGAACGTTAACTATTAATGATTCTGTAGCTATCATTAGCTAATTGTTTGACATAGTCAAGAGCAAGAATCTTTTCTCTTGCTTGTTCTACAGTTTCAGCTTCGATTGTTATAGGTATAGTTTTTTCTTGTTCTGCAAAAGTTGGTTTTATCACTGCTTCAATCAAGTATTTCATCCCATTCCTCCATGTTTTCTAAACATCCAACCTTCTGGAGGGTCTTGATTCAATCTAATTTGTTTCAAGTCTCCAGTATATTTGTTGACGATCCATCTATATTTGTAGCCAAGTTTAGTTCTAAATGCTGTATACATTAGCTTTTCTGCCTGAGTTCTATTCCTTTTAATTTGACTAACTCTTAGTGATTTAGAAATTTTGATCCTTGTTTCAAGATCTCTCGGTTTACCTTTTTTGCTCTCACTGATTTTCCTACTAATTTCTTTTTGTTGTTCAGGTGTATATTCGTGGAAACGCTTTTGAGGGACAGGTTTGTTGACAGGAACTCTGTAGTCGACATCTTCTATTTTGTATCTCAAAGCAAGGTTGTCTACTTTACTTTTTAGACCTTTCTTAGTTTTATAAGTGTTTAGTAACTCAAAGCTACTAAATTCTTTTCTGATATCTTTGTCAATTTCCTTCGTGACAATCAGTTTCTTAGGTTTATAGATCAGGAACACTCTGTACATTTGGCACTCTTTCTTCTTCGATCATCTTGATAATGTCTCTTGTCAACTTCAAATCTCTCTCTAACCAGTATAGTTTTTCTTCTAGTTCTTTTTTCTTTTCGCTATAGAATCTAAGCTCTTTTTCCTTTTGTTCTTTAAGAGCGTAGACGTCTTTTAAAAGAACTATCTTGCTCATTTCAATACTCTAGACCTTTTTCTTTCGCACGTTGTTCCATTTCTGCACGTTCTTTCTTTTGTTTGTCTAGAAGGTCTTGAAGCCTTTGAGCTCCTGCTCTCATATCATATCCACGATCCTTGACGCTCTTCATCCATTTCTCACGTGGATTGGAAGCTAGCTTCACTTTGCCCATGTAAGCTTCGTCGATTTCGGTTTCTTCATTGTGCATCTTCAAATTTGACTTATCAAGCTGTATTGATTTTTTATTGCCAGTCTTGGTATCATAATCATAGTCTACAGTATAGGTTTTAGGAGCTTTATCGTGTAATCCCTTTCTAATCTCTCCTACATGTCCAACTTTACCATGGTAGTCTTTACCTGGAGCGTGTATTTTAACCTTGCTGTTGAGCTTAATTGCTTCATCAAGCTGATCGTTTTCTTCAGCCAAATTCCCTTTGTGATACGCGTTTGCTGCAGCTTGAGGTGAGTCATGCAATGTAGTTTTAGCTGTAAAAGCAGTAGATGAACCACCTGCAGCATAGTACTTACCAGTCTTATTATGTTTTAGGATGTTAGCACCTTTCCCTTTCGTAGCAGAGTGTGTATATCCAACAAAAGTTCCAGATTTACCTTTTATTTCGTGACCACCAGACTGATCTATGTACTTGTAAGTTTCAGTTACATCTTCAATCTGTTCTTTGGTAACCTTGGCAACACCAACATGATGATTTTTAGTACCAATCGCTTCGATTTCCTTGACACGATTTTTATCTTGCTCTTTTCGTTTCATTATAGCATTATATGCCACTGAACCTTTACGGGGAGGTTTGATAAATCCATACGAATACGGAACTGCTTCAGTTACATTTTCTTTCTTTTCTTTCTTCTCAGGTTTCTTTACAGGCTTCGCCATTTCTTTATCACTGACGGGATATTGCCTCAAATGCCTTGTTGTTGCGTTTGGTTTTTTGATTGCCTCACTAACGAGTTTTGCTAATCGTTTTACACGTTCCATACGATCTCCTAGATAGATAAACTATTTATTCTATGAAACGATTAGCGATCTTTTACCATCATCCTCAGTGTTCTATTCAAAGTGCTCATGGAATCATCAAAGCATTGTCAGATGATTTCATCATAGAATGCATCAACCAATCGCAACTAGACAACATTTCAAAGTATGATCTATTAGCTATACCAGGGGGAATAGGAGATAGTGATTCATACTATAACATTGTATACAATCATAAAGAACAGATCAATCATTTTGCAAGTACTAAGAAAGTGTTAGCAATCTGTATGGGTGCTTATTGGTGTGGTCCTTTGTATCTTAATCTAATAGAAAGCAATCCAGTCCAATATATCAAAGCAAACGATTCAGATATCAAAAGAAGCTTTGGAACGACAGCAAATGTCAATTGGAGAGGAAAGGATCTTATCATGTACTTTTATGATGGATGTATGTTCGAACTATCAAACGATGCAGAAGTAATAGCAAGATATAGTAATCATGCTCCTGCTGCTATAAAAGAAAGAAATGTTCTAGCAATTGGACCACATCCTGAGAGTGATTTATACTGGTATAAAGGTTCTAAACGAAAGTATTGGCATCACTATAGTCATCACGATTTGCTAAGAAACGAAGTTCTAGCGATGTTTTGAGCGTGTGAAATCGAAGAAATTACTGAAATTAACTTTGGATATCCTTAGTGTGAGTTTGTTAGTGTTCGATGATGGTGGGGGTTGGGGTGGATGTAACCCAAACCCCCAAGTTCTAGAACTTTTACCGCACTGAAAAACTTTAGAACGATATAAAATATCGCAAACCCCGGCAGAAACGATAGAAAGTATCCTGCACGTGCACGGGACGTTTCAGAGAGGCGCTGCCGCTGTGCACCCCCAGAGTGCCTGTTCGAACGCATGATAGGATTATGCGGGAACCAAAAAATTAAGTCAACCTGTTGACCAAATTTCGAATATTCGCCATAATGAGCGAATGATGAAACAAACAGGAAATCAAATGCGAATCGAATCAGTTGCTGGCAAGTTTGTTGC